CCATCTTTTTGCCAATACGTGGGGTTTAATTCGGGTGTTTGCCCCTTATTTCCCTTTACGCATATATAACAAGTTTTAATTGGCTCAAGGCCAACCCCCACATCGGCGGTTTCTACAGGCACATTTCCAGCGTAAGGGGGCACTTTAATTTTTGGATTAGCAACAACCACCACATTTCCTTCACTATAAGTTCTCTCAGCATTCCACTGATAATCTGGGTCTGCGTAGAATCCTGTTCCTCCGCCTGTTAAGTTGGGCACGATAACTTTTCCCGTGGAATTAAGAAACGGGGTGCCATCCTCCCGTTCAATAGGAACCCCGTGGTAACGACAGCCTTCTCCCCGATACTGCCAAAAGCAATACTTTGAAATTACACTGCGAGAATTAACGCTAAAAGATTCTAAATCAAGGGGAGAATTCAATTCAAATTCTACCATTAACTTAGATTCGTGAGTCTTTCTCCCTATCAACCATAGCTCGTCCAATATTTCTGCATTAGCATTAGCCATGCCCCACGGATTCCCCCCGTCGAAGTTAACGTCATCAAGATTTTTAAGAAAAGCTTTCTTTCTTACTACTTTTGCATTGACTAAATCTTTATGATTTTGGAGAAGGAGCGTGATGAGTTGATTATCATTAGAAACCCGTATTTTCGGACGGGGAAGTTTCCTATCCCCCAATACTTCAAAACCTTCTGTTTCTAGCGCTAAGGGGATATACTTTACACCCTGCCAAGTAATGTTACCTTGGAATATAGTTCCAGGGTGAAAGGGAATTTCCTGAGGAAAGCCATCAGGAGTTTCGGTTGGATCAAGTTGTAGTTTATAAAATTCCAGAACCGCTGTTGGTTCTAGCTCCAACAGATTCCTCGCTACCTGATTCTTTCCTTCATCCGCCATGCTTAATTTTACACTTACTGATTTATAATATAGAAAAGAAGTGAAAATTATATAATATTTAAGTGTAATCAGTAGAAATGAAGGCTAGATTTAAGGTTGTAGGGGTAAATAAAGCCACTAAACACCTAATGGATCAAGAGGGTATCTTAATTAAGACCTACAATCCTAATGGTTCCACAATTCGAGAAATTATTTTCAATGGTCAAAGTCACTTTTTTGATGAAAAAAGTATTGACTTCCTTCCTGATGCTGTCGTAGTTTCAGGGTGGCTCTCTGATGCTAAATCAAAAGTTGGAAGAGTAGCTTTAAAATTTATAACAGAAAATGAATAAACAATATAGAGTATACAATAAACGAGGCGAGTATCATCACGCTTATAATGCAAGTTTGGAAGGCGCCCTGAGTTGGGCTATTGATTGCGCTAAGAGGGTGAATGGTTCCGTGACTGAGATTTCCAACAGTGGAAAAGAACAAGAAATTTTCAATTGCAAAAAAGAAACCACATGTTCGCATTAATTAAATCAGTTTTAAAATCTTTAGAGCTTTTTTTAAGCCTTAAAAATAAAAAATTTTATTATGACCTACACACAGACCACAACGACAGGGAATATGCGATTACGCAAGCTATTGAGAAGCTGCGCGACAGCGGTAACAGCAATGATGCTGATCGGGCTGACCTCTTGCGTGACCGACTTGCCGCCGAACGTGAGCGATTTGAACATATATCAGCCTTCTACACTAAGACTAAGTAAGGGCGCCCCCATTCAAACAAGGGATGGTGTCTATACCCCCCAGACCGATGAGGTATGGCACTCAGATGCTCGCTATAGACGGCTGGAAAGAGAAGTCTATTCCAAATAACGAAAAAAAATGTTTGGCGCGTTGCCTCGCGTAGACCTGGAAGATTACCATGAGAGTTTCGTGGGAGCAGTACGCTCTTAATATAGCGCACACCGCTTCTCAGCGAAGTGAAGACCCCTACATTAAGGTGGGGGCTTGTGCATTAAATGAGGAAAACATGGTTCTAGGTGTAGGGTATAATGGCCTAGCATCAGGAAAGTCCGTTAATGAGTCCTTTTGGGAAGATCGGCACTACAGGCGTCAGTTTATGATTCATGCCGAAGTTAATTGCTTGAGCCTTTTTAAAAAAGGGGAAGCTAAGTTATTGGCTTGCACCTTGATGCCATGCGCTTCTTGCGCCACAATGATAGCCTCTTATGGCATTGAAACAGTAATATATAAAGATATCTACCATAGAGATACAAAGGCATTAAATATTTTTGATTTCTACGGTATAAAATGTGTAAAGAAAAACTTGACAAATATGACAAAATTGTCATAATAAGAGATATGAAGAAATTAATACTCGGTTTTATAACCATGTTGGGCATTACTTTTAGTAATGCGGGAGATATCAACCTCGATTTTGCCGCTGAAGACCAGCAGTTTTATCGCGGGCTTGGAAGGGCTAAAGATGCCTTCTCAACCACATTGTCAACAGATCAGTCATTTGCAGGTTTTGGCGTCAATGCTTCAGCCTCTCTAGTTGCTGATAGTGATTCCGAGAGCCATTTCGGCGTTGGCGTTTCGCGCCAAGTCAAACTGGGCTCTCTGAGTTTGTTGGCTGATGCTCAATTTCGCTATCATCAATTTGAGGGCGTCCTTCCAACTTCCCAAGAAGTCGGCTTGGGTGGTTGGCTTGCCACTTCTTTTGCTGATGTGGGTGTGCATTTCTGGAGTGATCTGGAGTATGATTGGGAAGGTATTGAGGTAACTGTGAAGCGTGACTTACCTGTCGCGTCCATTAAAAATCTCACTCTTTCGCCTTTCATTACGCGCAGTTGGTTCGACGCTTATGATGCGCTCCATGCTGGAGTTAAGGTTACATACGCGCTCAAGGACAATACTGATGTCTATATCCAAGGTGCTTACGCCGATAACGACATTGATGTTGCCAGCTTTGCAGTTGATGAAGAAATCCTTTGGAGTGCAGGGTTGACGTTTAAGTTTTAATTTAAACGATTAAAAATAAAATTAAAAGCCTCCCGAAAGGGGGGCTTTTTTTTTATAAAGTGTAAATAGGGGGTATGGAACCCGAAAAATCTATTATAAAAGAGTTTCTTAATGGAGGTTGGTTAGTCCCCTTGGTTGGGGCGGCGGCGATGTTTGCGCGGCTTTTATCGGGCGATAGTGGATTATCAGCGAAGCAACAATTTAAAAGAATTGTTACAGCCGCCATTGCTGCTGGTATAGCTTGGTTTGTTTTGGAGCAGACCGAGGTATCTTCACTTACAAAAGCCATTGCTTACGGCATAATTGGGGTGGTAAGCCCCGAGGTGATTGGCGGTATAGTGAGGCTTGGCAAGAAATTCGAAAAGAACCCCTCTCAGTTCATAAAAAAATGAAACCTAGATTTATAGTTTATTGCTTGTCGTTTATCTGTTTAGCCTTTGGACTCAAGGGTCTTGCGTTAAATGAAGATATAAAAACCACTCTAGAAGAGAATGCTCGTCAATCGGAATCATCCATCATGGAAATAGGTATGTGTTTTGATTGGTATGGCGTTATAATTGTTAATTCTGTTATTCAAACCTCACATGGAATTATGTCGCCAGAAGAAATGGTTGAAGTTCTTGAGGAGGAAAGCGGCTACAAGGATGAATATTTGGAGGGTTACAAAAAAGATATTACGCCCAAGGAAGTAGCTTACGCAGATTTTGTTTTTGCTCAGGAAGATAAAATAAGCCTGTATGTCAATCAATTGATTGATTGGGCTAAGGCGGGAGACATCGAGAAGATTAAAGGTTCAATTCCTAAAATGTATGAAATGACTGAGCCTACTATTGAAGCGATTAACAATATCATGGATACCAAAATGTATCATAATGAGGCTCAATCTGCTATTTTAAATAAAAAAATAGATAGATTTGCAGAATTTATATACACATTAATGGCTCTCTGTGGAGTAATGTCCGTTTGCGCCTCATTCAGCAAAAGATGTAGCTGATTATGGATTTCAAAGGAAAAGAACAAGTTGTTAAGGCTGTCCAGAATCTCTTGGGTGTTTTTGCGGATGGTGCTGATGGACCAGTGACTTGGAATGCTATCCTAGCCAAGCTATCCACTAAAAACTCCACCACTTCAGGTAGTAGTATTCCTGAAAAAATGGTTACATTAGCTCGGGAGCAAATAGGTGTATCAGAAGTGGATGGTAGTAACTGTGGTCCTGTGGTTGATGAATACAAAGCTGCGACATGGCTCGACCCCACCAAAGGATGGCCTTGGTGCGCCGCCTTTATCTGTTGGTTAGTAAGAGAGTCTATTAAGGGCGAGAAAGTGTCTTTTAAGCGCCCACAAACCGCAGGGGCTTGGGATTTTGAAAACTGGGCAAATAAGCAACAAGGCGTTGAACTTAGGAAGCCCACCAATCATGACATTAAGGCGGGGGATATTGTTATATTTACATTTTCTCACATTGGTTTGGCCGTGCAAGATGTAGATTTGAGTGGTTACGTTACCACGATAGAGGGAAATACTAATGGCGAGGGTAGTCGCGAAGGGGGAGCAGTTCTGGAAAAGAGAAGGCATGTTTCAAAAATTCGCAGTCGAATAAGAATTCTGTAAATTTTACTAGACACTTTTCATTATCCGTCTATCATAACCTTATTCATGCGAATTAAACTAGACAAGAGAGATATTCTAAATTTTGCGATAGGGGAGGACAATTACCATCCGCTAGAGCGCAGTTTGGACCGCTTAAAAGGGAAGGATCACCGCTACGAGACCTTTGAAACCTTTATTTATGATTCAAAGTATAAGCAGAGGCAAGCTCAAAATGCGGATTATGTTTTCTTCTATAAAGAGGTGGTGAGGTTAAGACTCCTTATTCAAGAGGGAGCGAAAATCAGTGGGAATGAACTACTCGGGGTGTGCGAAGAGTTACTTGAGATTGCACCTAGCCGCGTAGAGCTTCCATCGGCCCCCTTTGATTTCAAGGGTGACGTTCCTCAGGATCTTCAGAAGCGATTCAGCACAAAGGGTAAGATATTTGGTGACATTAAAAGGGATTCATCTGACGACGAATAATTATGAGCGCCACAAAAATAAAAGAAGAAATTTCTAAAAATTGGAAAGAGCGACACTTTGATTTAGATCAGCGAGACTTTTTTATAGATCTTCTTTTAAAGATAAAACCAAAGTATTGCTTGGAGACAGGTTTCTGTACAGGGACAAGTTCCCTAACGGTTTTGGCTACAGTGAAACCTAAAAAAATGATCAGTGTCAGCTTGGAGCGTAACGATTTGGATGTGGCCAAAAAACTACAAGATGATTACAACTTTTCCCTCATAGAGGGTGACAGCACTAACATTTTAACTTCGGAGTTTTTTCAAAAAGAGTTTCCCGATGGAATTGATTTTTATCATGTAGATGGGGGCCATACATTTGAGGTCGCCCTTAAAGACTTAGAAAGCGCCTACCCATTTATGAACGACGGGGCCACAATCATCGTAGATGATTATCACTCACAAGTTTGTCCCTGTGAGGATGTCAATCGAGCGGTAGATTCCTTTGTGGAGGCAAAGTCGCTTACGATGGAGAAAATATCCACTAATAGTGGAAAAGGAATGGCTTTAATTTCATTATAAACTAAATAAATGGCTACAAGAACCGCATCAGTATACTCGGAACCCAAGAGGCAACGGAATAAAGGAGTTCACTCTAAAAGTAAGCATTCCTTTAATAAAACAAGCAAATTTTATAAGAAAAAATATCGGGGACAAGGCCGACCTTAGTTGCATCTTTCCCCATTTTGGTGTAAATATAGATATGGATACTATTCTACAACTAGTTCAGGATAACCCTTGGTTTGGTGTGGTAACGGCTGTTATCGCCCTTGCGTCAGCAGTGGCTGCTGCCACCCCAACCCCAGAGAAGGGATCGTTCTTGTCCAAACTTTATTCAGTTATTGATTGGGCTGCTTTGAACGTGGGTAAAGCCAAGCAGAAATAATTCTCGGCAAGAAATTGCCTAGATGAACCCCCTTCCTATGGGTCGGGGGTTTTTTGCTGTATTTATATGTTGCAAAGTTCTCGCTTTAGGCGTAAAGTTCTAGAGTTATGATCTCAAATAAAGCGAAGGGCTTATCAGGCTCTACTCATGTAGCCCACTCTCAAAAATTAATGGATGAATCCACCGAACGGTATCATCACTCATGCTTATCTGCGGGTTTAACTATTAAAAAGACAGGTAAGACTCAAGATATTGGTCATGTAGATTTTGTAGTAAATGGCGAAACTGTTGATTTAAAAGGATTAAAAAACTCCAGCCGAGAGGGAAAAGTTCTGCTGGAATTCTTAAATGTTAATGGGAAGACGGGTTGGTGTAATGAAAATGGCACACCACTCTGGGTAGCCTTTGACTTCGGAGCGTTTTTCCTTCACGTTAAAAACGTAGACCTCTATAACTTGGCAAAAAAGAAATGCGATTTACGCGAAACTGTTAACCGCGTAAGTGATTGTTTATATAAAGGTTATAGGCGTAGGGGTAGGAAGGATCTGATGTCTATGGTGTCCCTTCGAGATGTTCTTGAGAATTGCGAGCATTGGTTTTTGCCCTATTCCAAATACTCCATACCCTTCGAGGAGGTTTAGGGGTAATCCCTAAAGTCCCCCGTTCCTTCGTATCGGAATCCCGCGTCGTATGGCTCTATCATAAGACCTGTGACAGATGCTGGTGCCCAACTACCCGAAAGGGTGTCCACCTTTTGATTATATTCTCTTATTAGATGGTTAGCATACCATTCTGAGGATGCACCCAAGCCTCCACTCAAGAGGTACATTCCCGTAACCTCTTCCCTGTAAGTCCTCCAGTCACCAGATAAAACCCCAGTGCTAGAATGAATTTCTCCTAGTAAGTCTAATGGCATTACCCCCTAAGTTACACTTTTTTCAAGATTCTTGAAAAATTCTCTTGACCCTTCTTAAGACAGCCTTATAATGTAGGCGTGTTAAAATGGATATTAATTGTTATCGCCTGGATAACCTTAGTTTTAATCATTTGTCGCATTCTAGGCACAAATTCCGAGCAAGAACGTCATCTTAACGAAAAAAACAAAAAATGAATATAACCACACTAAAATTACTCTACGCTGTGCTTGCAGTTTTTTGCGGCCTGACGGTTGGGGTTCTTGTAGCAGCCATTGTTGGTGTTTGCTCTGCAATTGAGACGCTACTAAGGTTCCCGTTCCAAGTTTATCATGGCGCCATCAGTGGGGCTCGATACCGAAGGTTGAATCAGGCATTCAACGTGCAGACCATGGATGAGGTGGAGCGAAAAAGGTGGGAGTCAATGACAGAAGATGAAAAAATGTGGGAACGCCACATCCAAAAAATGGAAAAGAAGAAACACAATAACTAATGAAAACGTTAACATCCGTCAGTATCGTGGGGCTATGCCTCAGTGTAGGTATCTATCTATTTCTTGTCCCCACAAAAACAGGGGAGCCACAGGAATTAAAAACAAAAGAAACTCCCAGATCGATTGATCTTCCCGCAAATAACCCCAACCCTGATTACCAGTGGGCCAGTTCGAATTCGAAATACGAAATAAGAATCCAGAACGATGTCACCGATGAGCGTTTGGAGACAGTGAAGACCCTTGAAGAGGCGCTGGCTTACCTAAAGCGCTATTCCATGCATCATAACGACTTATTTGTTTATGACATTTCCAGCGGCACACTCGTTGCGGGTGTGGCAGAGGGAAGTTCTTTTGAAATGGCTGTAGATTAAAAAAAATTATGACCATCAAAGACTTATTGGAACTCCACGACGAAACCTGCGACAAGTGCAGGGATATAATGGCAAAGAAAAACAACGATTATACAGGTGGCAAAACCGCCAAGGATATATTCGCCAATTTCAAAGCCTCACAAATACTTAACATTCATCCAGTTAAGGGTATCCTGATGAGGATGGTTGATAAAATTCAGAGAATTCAATCATTCACTAATGACCGCAAACTTGAAGTGCCAAACGAAAGCGTGGATGACGCATGTGAGGACATCATTAATTACGCCATCTTAGCGAAAGCGATGCTCACGGAGGAAAGAGACTTCAGGTCTAAACTTTATGCCAAAATTCAACAAAAAAAGGAATTAAATGATTAATAAATCAGGAATAATAGCAAGCGCCAAACGCTCGGGCCTGTTACTTGACAGTTACCCAGACGCCAACCATGCCTTTTCGCTTCGCAAATTACGCAATGCTTCC